TTGTATAACCTGTACCTAATGATAATGAACTATTAGAAATTGGTTGTAATAAACTTGTTTGTGATATAGCTAAAGATAAACTATTATCTGATGTTAATTGAAATAATGAACTAAAGGCTGTATTTATAAAACTGTTCGCTGCTCCCGTACCAAGAGATAATGAACTATTAGAAACAGCTTGGTATAAAGACATATCAGAGGTTGCCTGCAGCCCAACTACTGACACAGTGGTATTTACTCCATTAGTAGATAGTGATATATAATCGCCAGCTATAATAGAATTTGATGCAGTGGCACTAACGCTAGGTATATTAATAGATATACCAGAACTATTTACTGTTAAACTACCATTTGTAATAGCACTATTTAAACCAACAAAATTACTACCAGCATTTGATTGCATTGCTGTAGTTAATAAGGAAGGAATAGCCATTGATAAACCATCACTTAATAATGTAGCTCCTATATTAACTCCAGAAGTAGAAGTTGACGTAAAACCTGTTCCTGCACCACCTGTGCCTGCAGCCGCACCTATTATTTCTATATTATTTCCTGATTGTGATAAAGTAATATTATTTCCCCCCACTAATATAGCAGTACCAGTTGATACTAAGGCTAATGTACCTAAAGTATTACCAGAAGCTGAAATTAACGGAATTCTAGATTGAGCTACTTGTATATCAATATCATTATTATTTCTTAATGTTATTGATACTAAACCACTAGGATAAAAATTTATACCATTGTTAGTATTTGTTATACTGTATATAGTAGAATAGCCACCACCAGTACTAATAGTCTCTACAGCATTCATAGTATAACTATGACTATGGTTTGAGGCAGCAGCTGTAGTTAAATAATTACCAACAGATAATGCTAAACCGTTACTAGAAGAGCCAATTGTAATATTAGTACCAGCAACTGTACCATGTATATGATTAGATAATGCTGCTGTAGTTAAAAACCTAGAAGAAATAGATGTATTTATAAAGTTAACAGATTCTGAAGCAGCTAACGATAAACTATTATTAGAGGTTAATTGAAATAAAGAACTATTACTTTCATTAATATATAAACCATTATGAGAGTGCCAACTATATGCGTAATCTTCTAAACCTATTACAGATACAGTAGTACTTACTCCACTAGTTGATAATGAAATATTATCTCCCGCGTATACAGCATTAACTCCTTCATCTTGGGGATTAACACTAAACATCATATATTGTTTTACGCCACTAAGATAAGAACTAACTGTCAAGTTAGAACCAGATAATATTACATTACCATTAGTAAAAGCAGAATTATTAGTTAAATCCCCTATATATACACCTCCCCCAGCATTAGTTATAGAATAACCAGTTCTACCTGGTATAACATATGCATTATAAGGGCCTAATTGTTGTGTATTACCAAGTATAATTGGAGCCATTTGTTATAAGTCTTTCTATTACAGATAATTGTTCTAAAATAGCTTCATTATTGCCCACATACGCAGATGATTCCATAGAATCAATCATAGCTAATATAAACAATACATCCATTATATCCTTATCATTATAATTACCACATAAATAAGATTGTGGCATTAATCTTAATAATTCATAAGAAGCATTGGATACTCTACCATCTAACAAAACATCATATTCTTTTATAGCATAATTATTTACTGTATATACAAAATTATATACCCCGTCTGGAAATTCATCGTCTGATGTACCAAGAGGGATAGTATTATATAATAAATCAGCAGGATCTAAATCTATCGTTAATTCAGATTGTGATGTAAATGGGCCACTCAATAAAGTATATAAATTCAATTGAGTATATTCTATAGATGTATTATCAGAAGAAGTAATTGTTATATCTAATGTTAAAGAAGTTATATCAGTAACATTTATATTACCACCAACTCCATAATCGGAAGTTGTATCAGTAATAGTAATTTTTTTATTATCATTCTGAACAGTAAAAGATAATGTAGGAGTAAGAGCCATATTTATATTTTTTATAGAAGAAAACTTAATATTGCTAAACCTATAGCTCCGCCATAAATTGTAACAAGTATATCGCCAACTTCGAAAGTACCTTTTTTTAATTTTTTATCCCATATGTATTCTTTTAGACAGCCAGCTAATGCTGCAGCAAATATGCCTGTAAAGAATAACCAGTCTATACTAGACAATCTCACAATGGTATAACCAGTTATAACAGAAATACCTAAACCAGCAAATAAATGAAATATTTTATCTGCTGGTATGTGAGTGTAATGAGTTACACTATTTAATATCTTATTTATCATATATATTAAATTAAAAAAGGGCCGGGATGAACCCAGCCCTTAATCAATTAGTTAACATACATATTCTACGAATATATCCATTACACCAGCTGTAAGAGCTTGGGTTGCAACTGTAACCGTAAGTTCTTTATTTGCTGATAATGCAAGAAAACTAGCAGCCTTCTTTGCAGTATATAATAGAGCTGTGCCAGCATTCAATGTTGAAGCGTCGCTACCAACAGCCGGAGAGCCTATAAGACCACAATGTATACCAGCATCCCATACATCACCTGCAGCACTAACTGCAATAGCAGCTTTAACGTCTCCTGCAGAGGCAATTGTCAAAGCAATTGTACCAGCATCTGCACTAGCTGTAGTGAAAGTAGTAGTCACATTATAATAGCAATCTGTAACGACTGCTCCTTTAGGTATAACTATACCAGTACCATAAGAACCAATAGCTTTACCACCTGTAGCATCAAATGTTGCTTTAGCTACTCTTTTTGTCAAAAATTCCTGTGCCATATTATTATATTATTTTATATTATTACATAGAAGTTACATTGGCAAAACCAGCCGGAGTAGATGCCATCCAAGGATTTAACTGAGAAAGAACAAATGCTTGCTGTGCATCACCATTGGTACCATCAATAAATGCTATAATTGTTTTAGCCTGAGTAGTTTCAGAATAAAGATTATTAGGAGTTTTGTAAGGAATATCATGTTCTATAATCAAAAGGTTATAGTTTGAACTCTTAACTGTCCTAAAATCAGGAACTGTAACAGGGAATTGAGTTCTATTATGAACTCCTTCATATGCCCAAGCTTCTTTTTCAAGATCTCTCATAAGTTCCCATGTACCTGTACCTGTTGAAAGATTAGTGGCTATTGTAAAGTCTACAAATTCCTGCTGGTTATTATTTGAATCTACATAATTAATATAAGGTTCAAAACTTACCATATGGAATTCATCAATATCACTAAGTCCTGTAGTACAACCTGGGATTGCTTTAGCCGTAAGAACAAAAGCATCTGAGCCAGCTGTATAAGCAGCAGTTACACGACAATTCGAATCACCATTAACAAGAGCAACAAGAGCAGCCCCCATAGTATCCTGATCTGTAGCAGTTGCTGTATAATTATATGTCTGCGTATAAAGACCTGGATGTTCATAAAGATCTTTGTAAACAATACGAAGAACATATTGCCTACCTACTGTAGTAGCTGTAAAAGTAGCTGTCCAAGCTTGTTCTGCTTTGGCAGCATGTACTTTACCAGAATATTTCTTTATATAATTAGCTTTAATAGGATCTGAAAGTTTAATCTTCCTAGCAGCAATACTAGTACCAGCTTCATTAACAACTGTATATGTAACGCTATGTCCCATTGCTACATAGATAGTATCTGTGTCAGCAACAGTTGAACCAGGTGTTAATACTTTCATATTCTTATCAAGTATAACAACGTCACCATCCTGAAGAGGAGTAGAACCTGCTGTATTAATCATAGCAGCAAGAGTTATACCACCTACAATATCAGTATCTCTAGCAACATCCTTACTTATAAAAAGTTTAAAAGGTTTTGTAATCATTTTATTATTATTTTAAATTTATTATTACTCCATTTCAGATACCTTAGTAGGGTATGTCTGAACTCTTGGAGATTCTATATTTTCTATTGCAAAATTAACAGCCAATTTTACAAGTTCTGAGTGAACATGACTTGGGAAATCAGGAGTACTCGTAGATCCTAAAACGGAAAAAGAAGTAGGTTGTTTTATATATCTTATGATATAATTCAATATAGAATATGTACCATCTGTTATTAATTCAACTATATTCCCTTTTATTAGTCTCAACGGAGAAGCTGTATTATAGTGCAATATATGAGGAGAAAGAGGGTCGTGTACTTTAGCAATATATGTATTAGAATTACACTCAGTAATAGGTTGTATCTTATTCACAGGAAGATTTGTAATCCTATCTGTATATGTGATAGTACATTCTTCCCCTATAGGATACATATATACATATGTGATTAAATCTGATAAATCAGCTACATAACAATTTGCTTTTTCAGAATCTGAACCAGCAGTTGTTACAGTTAATACATCTTCTACTATTAGCATTCTTAAATCATCAACCCTTTTAGATGTTTCTTCTATAGATAACCCTAAAGAGTTATGACCTGTTAACCTAGATTTAATGAATTGTTCCTGAGCCCTATCAAAAAAATATGCCCTTTCTGCATCAGTAAACGAAGGATACTGCAAAGAATCAATTTTATCTAATTCAATACCAAATGCTATATAGCAATTTGCCTTAGTCATTTTCTACTTTCTTTGTTTTAATTTGTTTAGGTTTAGGAGACTCTTCAGCTAGTAACGATTCTTTTACTTGTTCTTCTGTTACTTCGTTAGATAAATGAAGGTCTTCATTATTACAAGCCTTCATTATAGAAAAACGTATATCCTGATTTGTAGGATTAGATAAATATACAATAGTATCTTGTAAATTATACCCTATAATTTCAGAACCAAATCTATAAATAGTCTTATTCTTTGTTAAGATATTTTTAGATATAGCTGTTTCTATTAAAACTTCAATATCCCTATTTGAATTCTCAACCCATTTTTCCATAAATTTCTTTGGATTAGCTTCAACAAGTTGATATAATTTGCTTTCAACTACCTCTGATGACATTGATTCTGCATTGTAACCAAATAACCTAAGTACTTTACGCATTTCTGTAGGTGTAAGTTTATCAAATGCTTTTATAGCATCACGTTTAAGTCTATTAACTCTATTTTCAACAATTGCTTCTTCATCCCTATTTATTAATACAAAGTCAGCTGAAGGTTTATTCTCTAAAATAGAAGTTTTAACCCTTTTATGACTTTTAAGAAATAAGTATCTAAGCTCATCCATAGGATCATCTGTATCTAAAATTATATCATTTATAGATGTCCTAATTGCAAAATTAATCCAAAATGGATTTTTATTAGACCTACTTAGATCAACACCTAAAATAGCCCCTAACCTTTTTTCATCTTCAGGGGTAAGCCCTGTATACATGGCTCCTGACCTTGTAAGATATGGCCCGAGGTCGTCATAACAACCTTTGTATTTCAACGCACCTGACCATCTGTTCCACCCTATTGGGCGCAATATAACTCTCATATTAGTTATAGATTAAAAGTTAATAATATAAGGGGCCGTGTCGAACGACCCCCTACGATTATAATTTATTCAGCATCACAATAAAGAATACCACTTGTAGTAGGATCTGCTAACATGATACCCTGTTCCGTTAAGAAATGAACTGAGTAGCCGTCTTTAGCGTTTGCCCTAAGTGTATCTATTGATTTAGCGTGACCTGCTGGTGCTACTGCACCTGCTGTATGCCATACAACGAGTTCACGATCTCTACGAACAACTTTACGTAAATTAGGTTCACCATCTCTCATACTTGTGTCGAGAAGAATCATTTTGTATGATTCAAGTGGTTTACCTGATACCGGATGAAGTTTACGATTGTGAATTGTGTCATCAAGGATAGGCAGATGTTTAAGAGTTAATGTAATACCATTAAGACCCTTATATGTTGTGAACTGTCCACCAAGAGTAAGTTCCTGACCTGAACCTGAGATGAATACTGATTTGTCCATAAGAGTATAGCCAGAAGCTACTTCCCTAAGAACTCTATCAAATTCACGGAAGGCCATTTCACCGCAAAGAGCGAGGAAATTACGATCAGCAAATCCACGA